GTTCGCCGCCGCTACCCCGCCGAGGTATGCACCGCCTGACAGGTAGAGGTCTTTGAATCTCTGGCTAGAAATACCAAGATCTACAGCTCCGTCTCTACCGCCACCGCCTATAGATGTAATTGGATAGATAGCATCCAAGCCGGAATTAAAGCGCAATGCAGTATCACCAGAGCCAATATCTAAAGAGCCTCCAGCAGTACCAATACTACCGACTGTGGAGCCATCTTTTTGAAAACTAGCAATAGACCCGTCTGACGTTAATCTGTTTAGATATAAAGGCTCTGCACCATCTCTAACTGAGGCAAGCAAGCCATTGAAGCCTCCACCATAGGCTGTAACACCTGCTGTAGACAAAGAGGCCGAAGACTTACCAACCAGCAAGTTGCCGCTAGAGTCGAGGCGCATGGCTTCGTATGGGGGCGTTGCCGATGAATTACTAACCTCAAAGCCCATGTGAATAGAGTTTGAGTAGTCATTGGCCTGAATTGCTGTAATACGAACAGCTTTGTCGGTGTCTGTCGTATGTTGTAAGCGGATGCCTGATTTGAAACCAGCACCACCTACATTGGCTGTTTGAGACTGGAAGGTAGCAACATCAATGTTTGAAGACGAAGTAACTACTGCGCTGTCATATACATGCAGTTGTGAACTAGGAGAATCCGTACCGATACCTACGTTGCCGTTAAAGTCTTGAACAAAAGAATTAGGGAACGAAGATGATCCAATGTTTAAATTACCGCTAGCGTCTTTCCAGATTCTATGTGACACGGAATTACTACTTGTAATCGCAATACCATCAGCGCTTGTGTCGCCTTTTTGACGAACAACTAAAGTACCACCAGACGTCGCTGAGCCTGTCCCGCCATCTATTTCTAACTTAGCCGCAGGAGAACTCGTACCGATACCTACGTTGCCTGTAGCGTTAGCAATTGAAATAGCCTCTACAGTCCCGCCAGTAGTTCCGTTAGTAGCATCAATAGTCGTGCGTACTACACCATTAGAAGCGGTCTTTAACTTAAAGCCTGCTTTGTAGTGACCACCACTAGCGTCGCCAAGTTGTAACGCAATACCGCCATTTTGGTTGCCCGCATAGTTACCGCCACGGACTACAAGGGCTTCGTCTGGAGATGACTCTCCGATACCTACGTTGCCGCCAGAAAATATATGACTTTTACCTGAAGGAACTGTGTACTCTAAATTAGCTACGTCGCCACTAATACTTGTGCTTCCTGCTCCTTCTTGGAAGGTGATTGTAGGATTAGCCGCAAAGAGGTGAAGGGTAGAAGCAGGCGAAGTAGTACCTAGACCCAACCGCTCCGCAGAACTATCCCAGAAGAACTTCGCAGTTGTGCCAGTGTCTTCGTAGAAGCTGATGTCGCCTGATTGACCAAAGGCTAATCGTGTAACCCCTGTATTACCTGTCTGGAACTTGACTTTAGCTCCATCACTTTCATCTGATCGTATAGTAAGTCTTGTGGACGCTGAATTCTCTTTTAATTTTAAAACAGGGTCACCAGAAGAATCTGAAGGTCTAATAACAACTTCAGCATCACCACTGCCTGACTTGTAAACAGTCAAACCATCAGCAGTCACTGTGCCAGACACGTCGACGCCTGTGGAGGTTGTAGTTAAAACATTTGACCCGTTGTGTTTAATGTAAACAGTCCCAGCAGTTCCGTTATCTACCATTGAAATAAAGCCATTACCACTTGCGTCTTGAAGGGTAATATCAGTACCACGGATTCTAAGATTTCCAGTTCCAGAGTCAGTTATGTAGCTATCGTTACCATCGTGGTATATCTGTAGGTCAGAGCCAGCACCAAAGATAGCCTTGTCATTGTCACCGAAGGTAATATTTTCAGTTGTTGCAAAACCTGCAATGGTGTCAATGTAAGCAACACCGTCTACGTACAGGTCATTCCATTCTGCGCCGGATGCACCCAAGTTGTAGGTGTCGTCAGCAGAAGGGAGAAGGTTAGAAGCAATGTCTGCCGTAACGGTTACAGTGTCTGAAGCGGCGTTGCCCAGAACTGTATTGCCGTTGACAGTAAGCCCGTCAATAGTAACGGTGCCTGTGAATGTTGGGTTATTTGCGTCTGACTTAGAGGCAATCGCTGTTGCGATGTTGTCAAATTCTGTTTCAAACTCTGAGCCACGGATGATCTTACCTGAGTCACCAGACGGCAAGGAATCCTTTGCTTCAAAGTCAGTGGTCTTTGTGTAGTTGGACATGGCTAAGTTTCCTCTTGCCTAGCTAAATCAAAAAAGAAGAAGGGGGCCATAAAGACCCCCAAGAGTTTCTTAGGCTGGGACAGCCAGAATGAAACCAGCTTCTGGACGGTATGCTTGGACACCGTAGAGGCAGTCAGCAGTGTACAGAGTTGAGAGGTACTCCTGCTTGTACTGAGTCTGTGAACGTACAGACATTTGCTCTGCAAGGACTACAGCGTCACGGTGGAACAACAGAGCAGCACGCTTGCCTGAAGCAATAGTTGCACAGTTGTTAGACACGTATACGTCTACACCGTAGAGGTTACCGATGAGGCCAGACTGAACGCCTTGACCAGATACGAAGTCAGAAGACACGTAACGGTCGATACCCATGATTGAGTTACGAGCAGAAGGAGGAATAACAAGGCAACGATCTTCCATAGGTACGTTGTTGTCATCAAGCTTCTGGATCATGTCACGGAAGAATCCGTCGCTGAACTCAGTGTTAACTGGGAGTGCTTGTCCAGTAAACGCAGCAGTAGTGCCGTTGTTGTTGAAGAAAGCAGCACTGGTCTGGTAGCTAGTAGCAGTTGGAGACAGAGTCATTGTTCCGTCACCAAAGCCAGTAGCAACAGCGTGAAGGTCAGTGTCGATCTTAGTAGCAAGAGCGTAACCAGCATCTTCAGTGTAGAACTGACGGAGGCTGTTAAGTGCTTGTACTTCAACAATGTCTTCGATCAGACGTGAGTATTCAAAGTGACGGTTAACGTCTACTTGGATTTCGCTCTCTGTGTTAGCAATGATGTTAACAGCAGCGTTCTCAGCCTTGACGCTTGCGTCTGCACGAGTAGGCTTAGGGATGTGGAGCTTGTCGCCCTTCTTGCCTGTCATGCCAAGCTTCTTTACAAGAGGAACCATCTTGAGGTTCTTCTGGTAAGCAGCAATGATTTCATCGCTCCAGATTTCTGGGATGAAAGTTCCTGCTTCAGTTTTGCCGGTAATTCCGGTGGCGCCGGGATATGGTACAGTAGCCATGATAATCTCCTAGATTATTTTACACGACCCTCTGCGTATGCTGTCAGTATCTCTTCTGACAAGGATTGGTAACGCTCGGGGTCAGTTCTCATTAGTTTAATAATGTCGGCCCTGCGATATACTTTCTTACGTGTCCCTTCGGCACTGCCTCGTGCATTACCTGTGTTAGCTGCCTTAAGTGTCTGCTTACGTGCCTGTTTTTCAACCTTGGCAGTTTGCTGTGCTACTGTTTTACGTTCTTTCCAGAGTGTAAACAGTTCGTCAGCAGAGTCAGCGTCGTACTGTTGGTCAGCTGCTACAAATAACTGAGTCCTAATCTTGGAAGCTTTGATCCATTCAGCAAACTTAGGATCACTAAGAATTTGCTGCATATCTGGATGCTTGTTGTTTAGAGCAGCCAAAGTAGACTGTTTCTTATAGTCTGCTGTGTACTGTTCTGCTTCACGTATCTTAGGATGATTCTCAATTGCACGATTTACGGCACCTTGAGGATCTGTAAAATAGTCTATATCGTCTTCAGGCTCAACATGTTGTGGTTGAGGTGCTGATTGTGTTTGACTACTAATGTAATCATCCACGACTTTACGAAGTTCACCTACTTCAGAAGACTGACGACCTAGTAGCTTTTCAGCTTCTTGGTGCATCTTAACTATATCTTCTAAAGACTTACCTTGGTACTTATCTGGTAAGCTTGTTTCTTCTTGAGGTTGCTCAACTTCTACTTCCGCTTCTTGTTGAATCTCGTTAACTTCGTTGGTTTCGATCTCGTCCACATTTTCCTCTTCAGGTTGTGGATCTACAATCATTGCTCTTGACATTATTAAACTCCGTGATTATAATCATTGTGGAGATGTTTATTTTCTACCTGCTTTTTCGTGTTCCCTAACCCATTTCATGTGCGCTCCGGGGAATGAACCATCGGAACCATTAAGGTGGAAAGACGGGGCAGATACCATTTTTGTAGCGTTAGCACCACAACCGCACCTACTGGTTGTAGTACCGTCCTTTACAAATGCTTCAAAGACATGTCCGTTAGTACAACGGAAGTCATAAATTTTATACATCTACAGGGCCTTCTTCTTCTACTTCAGCTTGCTCTCTGGCAGCTTCTATAGTACCCTGAAGATTAATTACAGTGGCTAGAGCAGCAACTTGACCTTTACGATAGAAGAGTTCTTCTACGTCTTTTACAGTCTGTATGTCTGCTAACTGTTGTGCGTTGTTAGATAACTCTTGTAAGAGTTGTTTGAAACCTTCGTGATTGAAGAGTTCGTTGTAGTTGTCGAAGTAGGTTTCAAGCTCAGGTGTCATAAGTTTCTCTAAAGTTGTTTAACTATAGTTTTATTATAGCACACTTTTATACAGATGTCAAGCTTTTCTTGTAGATTTCCTACGTTTGCCTGAAGCTGTCACTGCATGTTTGATTTTAGCAGGCCCTGTTTTACGTCTAGCAGAAGAAGCCTTCTCAGCTTTTGTCATCTTAGCTGCGACTGCTTTAGGTCTACAGGAAGGGTAGGGACGCTTAGACTCACCCTTCTTAGCAGACTTACGTCCACAGGGTTTACCTGTCTTAACGTCTACCCACTCCTCCTTAAACCACTTCTTGAGGGCAGCACCTTTCTTACTTTTTCTTACGGCCACTTTTGTTACCCCAGTTCTTAGCGCCGACTTTACGGCATTTAGCTACAGCACCAGAGGCGTATGCAGAAGGCCAGACCTTGTATCTGGACTTGACCTTCTTTGCACAAGCGTCGTTAGCTTTCTTAGTTTTAGCTTTAGGCATGTTTAGTACCCCTTGGGTTTGCTCTTGCCTTTCTTCTTTCGCTTACCTGAACAGTTTGGCATGGTAGCCTCCTTACTTTTTGTGGACTTTTTGGACTTCAAAGTTAGCTGACTTAGAAGCACCCTTGTGTGGCTTGTAGCCATCTGCAGGGTCTTTCATCAGCTTGTAACCTTTACCACTTTTCATCCAGTGATGGCCTTTAGGTGCATTGACTTTCATATTATCACCACTTCTTACACGACCAATATCGTGCCGTTAGTTTACTAGGTGGGTTTGTGTCACACTTGTGACGTGCCCTGAACGACTTACGACGTGCAGGTTGGTCTTTCTTAATAGTCATCTTGGCGTCACCAAAACGAATAGTCTTAGTCTTGTCGCCTTCTTTTGCTACTACTACAAACTTCTTCGTAGGGTGACTAGGCGTCCTTTTTGGTTTGTTGTACCCGCTTACGCCCGCTCGTGCTAGTTTTGGGTCCTTGGACTTTGGCATTTTGTAATTCCTCTACTTGCTTTGTTAGCTCTTGTACTTGCGCTTCCAAAGGACTTACCATTTGTTGCATCCTGTCTAGAAACATTTGAAACTCAGTGTTTGTTAACATGTTTTATCCTTAGTTATAAGGGAACCATTCTCCAAACTTACGAACATATATTAGTATAACCGTAGTGTCTGGTGTGTTGATTGTTACCGTTGTTCCGCCGTACTCATCTATGTTGTACTGGGCGATGTTAAAGAAAGAAGAAGAAGACGTAATGTTAATGTCACCTATAATCTTTACGGTGTTGGCTGTAGTCAGCTTTACCATTACCGTTTCACGATCTTTAGGTGTTGGGTTTAACACGATGTCTACGTCAGCACTGCACCGTAGTATCTCAGTACCAGAAGTAGTATGACTACCTGAAACCTCATACGCCTGTGCTATACCTAAGTCTGCTCTGGATTGTGGTATGTAACTCATTAGATTGCCAACCACTCTTTAAATTCTTGGATGTACACCAAGTGCAATGTTGTGTCGTCTTGTTCAACAATAATACTACGAGCGCCATACTCATTGATGTTGTACTTAGCTACGTCGTAGTAAGACATGTTGACAATGTTAATTTCACCTACAATGTCTATCCTGTCGTCTGTACGGCAGTTGACAATAACTGTCTCACGGTCTTGCGGATGCTCTCTTAGGTTGATAACAACACCAGAGGTAACCTTTAGGATCTCAGATCCACCTGTTGTGTGGTTAGCAGTGATAATCCTAGCGTTAGCATTCTTAAGATCTGCACGACTGGCCATGCTACCCATAGAGATGTTGTACACATTGGGTGCCTGAGCCTCGTTAATGTCCTTCACGGAGCCTGCGTCTACTTCCTCACCGTTGGTAAGGGTCAACACTAAATGCCCGTCAAAGTCCACTGTGGCGTCCTGAACGCCTACTCCGTCTTCCCCATCAGAGCCGTCTGCTCCGTCCTTACCAGCAACACCGTCCTTACCGTCTTTACCTACACCTGTATCACCCTTGTCACCTTTAGGTCCTTTTTCACCTGTAGGTCCGGGGTCACCCTTATCTCCCTTTTCACCACGAATAGCTTCTACTGCCTGTATCTTAGACAGTAGTTTATCGTAGAGGGCTGTAAGTTTTAGGTCCACGTTCATTCTTGATTAAGACGTTGCATCAACATTTGTTCAGCCTGACGTGTTTCTTCGCCACGTTTTTCTACCTGTTGGTTACCTTGCTCCCTAGCTTTTACTTCACGTTCTTTAAGCAGTGTTTCTGCTACACGCATACGACGCTCAAACTCTCTGTCGTCTTGGTCACCTTCCTTAAGGTTACGTGTAATAGCATTGATCTTGTCAATCTCAAGCTCTTGAGGAACGACTGCTGCTTCTGCTGCCAGCTTAGTAGCCCTAGCTTGTGACTCTTGAGCCTGAGCAGACAGTGCTGCAGTTTGTGACTGCTGGAACTGCATTTGCAACTGTTGTGTCTGTTGTTGCATCTGTTGTGCTTGAGGATTAGGCTGCATAGCTTGTTGCATAGCCGCAATAAGTTCTTCACGGTTAGACAAGTTCATGTTATCAATGATGCTTTGAATCAATGTGTTGTACAGCGGTGACTGTCGATCCATAGTCTGTAACAACTGAACAAGCTGTGTTACTTCGTATTCACGAGCAATAATACCCAAAGTAGAACTTGCGTTGAACTTGTAGTCAGCTACAGGGTAGTTCTCAGGATCAAACTGCATGTAACGATAAGCTGCTTTCTTAACAAAAGGAATCAAGAAAGACTGCTGGAAGTTAATCAGTGTCCGTTTATGACGTTTAATAATAGCGCCAAGAGACATACTAATGCCAGCGGCAGTAGCCTCGCCGTTAACACTACCAGCGATTCCTGCTGAGTCAACGGCTCCTGTTGCTTGCTGTACCATTTGTTGCAAGGCTCCAGCTTGAGCAAAAGTAATTTGATTGACTTGACCAAAGTTAAAGGGTTGAAGAACTTCACGGGGATCTCCGCTCGTTAAAATTATCTTACCGGGACGTACTTCAGGTTTAGCGCCTCTTGGTAAACGTGTAGCGTCCATAGCCATCATAGGATGGATAGTTAGGCTTAAAGCGTCAATACGTGCTCTTAACTCAGTGTCAAGTGCTTTCTGACTGTTGTACCCTTTTTCACATACGCCACGACCCCAGAAACGTCCGGGTACTACGTCCCAAGGAAACGCAACTACTGGCCGGTCCTGCATCATGTAAGGGTTAGCTTCAGCTTTAAGTAGGATACCGCCATTAGCAATCACTACAACAGCTTCTACGTACTTTGAGTCCGGCCCTTCTTCTTCTACTAGCTTTTCTTCATCGTCGCTTACAGCGTCATCTAGAAGCTCTCGTGGCACTAAACCATAATACTTAGTAAGTCTTACTTTGTCGTCATTGTAAATTGTAAGGTCTTGGTCTGGCTCAAGATCAGTATTAGGAGCAGCAGAACCAACATAAGTGTCACGATAGACGCCTTGTTCTTGCAGGAGTTCTACTTGGTGACGACTAACAAACTCGTCTACTGCTACGCCCATAGCGTCTTCTACAGACGTTGCTACAGGGTCAATCAGGAAGTTCTGAGGCAGTACAGGCTTAAGCTTAACTTTTACTCGTTCAGTAATGTTTACACCAACTGCCTGAAGATCCCCACCCATTACAGGCTGAGTAGCAGGAGCCATCTCCTTCATTTCTTCAATTACAATTTCGCCAATGCCTACACCAAAGACTGCTGAGTTAATAAGACACTCTGCTACAGCCTTACGTACCATACAGTCTTCAAAGTCTTCCGTCAGTTTGTTACGAAGGAACAACACGTCTTGCTTTTCAGTGTCTCCTAAGTTGTCACTAACGTCAAACCACTTACCACGACCAAACGTGGCTTCTTCTAGCTCTGCTACATTAGACTCAACTGCCTGTTGAAGTGCAGGAGAAATAATACGGGAACGCTCAGACCCACGCTGGCTGTCAGCAGGATCCCATTGACCACGCCATAATCTATAATATTCTTCAAACCTTTCTTCATAATTGCTTTCGTAGTAATCCCTCCAATCTTCACATTTAGTAATAACCCAGTCTTCAAGAGATTCTTCAATCATCAACGGGTCTGCTTCGTATAGTTCTGCCATATTAGTATCCTGCTACCACGTCTAAGATTTCGTGGTCCTCAATTTCGTAGTCGTAGTCGTACGCTACATTTGCCAGTTGGTCAATGTACGCCAAAGCGTCAATCAAGTCATCGTGCGTCAAAGGATCAGGAAACTGAAAGAGTTGATCCAAGAATCTACTGTTCCATTCACCTTTGTTTAATGTAATGTAGCCGTTCTCGAAACGACCTTGTAGTGCCCACATTACTCTGTCGGTCTTCTTTTTGTTACCGTGGGTAAGCTCTTCTACTCTAAAGAACATACCGTGTCTCTTTTGCATGTCTAACAGAGGAGACATTACAGCCTGTTTAGCAATACCTCTTTCGATTCCAACCGACACGGGACGGTAATCTCTAACGGCCTGAAATATCTTAGCTGCTGTTTCGTCAAGTGACCATCTACCGTATATGATATTGTCAACATACCAACCATGCTCATTGACCTTAGCCACGGCGATGGCTGTGTCGTCAAGCTTGGAGTTCTTAGTTTTCTTTTTGTTGACTTCTTCAAAGCCTGCCAAGTCAACGGCAATGTAGTAGTCTCCTATTTCAGGTTCGTCTTCGCTAAAAGAGACCCAGTCCTCTTTAAACATTTCCGACCCACGAGCTTCAAACGACGCCATAAATTCTTGACGGAACGCATAACTCGACATACTGCGTTTAGCAATATCAATTTCTGACGGGTCAAGTAAAGGATTATCGTAAGATGTAAAATGCCAAGCTTTGTACGTAGGGTCATCATCTAGTTCCGCATACTTGTATAGTTCGTAAAAGTGGTTCCTTCCCATAGGTGTGCCTATAAACATTGCACATCCCTTTTGGTCAGCCAAGGCAGGTCTCAAGATCTGCTCAAATACCTCTGGCTTCATGTCAGCGTATTCGTCCATGACTAGAAACTTGAGGCTGACACCTCGCATTGTTTCTGGTCTGTCGGCACCTTTAAGGCTGATGGTAGCACCGTTGACAAGCTTAATTTGCAGATTATTAATGTGACTACCAGCGATAACAGGGTGTCCCAGTTCAAGCAAGGTTTGCCACATGATGTCTCTGGCTTGTCCCTGAGTAGGTGCGACGTAAAATACATGGCCTCTGTCTGCCTGAAGTGCGTTAACTATTAATAACCATGCTGCTAACCTAGACTTGCCTGTACGTCGTCCAGCAGCTACTATTTTAAATCTTGTGTCGTCTGCCCAGACATCTTGTTGCCAAGGCAGTAGTTCTATATTAAGATCCATTGAAATTATTAAATACCGCTGGTGCTTCTAACAAGTCAAACGTAACGACTACTTCGATGTTACCTGCACTACCTGCTGCTGCTTTAATAACGTCTCCCGGCTGTAGAACAAATACTGCATTGCCATCAATCAGTAAGTTTTCTTTTGACGATATGTTAGTACCGTTATAAATATACACATCTGGAGTAGGGCTAGGCTTGTCTACAAACAACGTAATGTCGTTAGTTGAGTTATGCAAGTTAGCAATAAACGCCATGTTCCAATGTGCAACGTAACCATTAGGAATAGTAACAATCTCTTGCGTACTAGTATCTGTCAGGTTCTTGTTCTTTGTATATAACATTAGTATGTCCACATAACAGGTGTTGTACCACGGGTGTCAACGTGGATAAAGTCAGAAGCAACACCAATACCTGTAAATCCTAGAGCCAAAGCGGAGTGTACAAGCTTAAGGCGATCAGCAGCGTTTGTTATTTTTATGTCCGCTGCGATCCCTTGGGCGTGAGTTCCGGGAACATCTTTTCTTGACTCTATTGGATGTAGTGTCGGGTGTCTATATCCGCTAGTAATCACAAAAGGAAATCCACAGTACGCCCTTAACTCGTCTAACTTCTCTAGGAACTCTTGTTCCATGTTGTTGGTTCCGGAGACCTGACAATCGAATTCTTCTCTAGTAAAATGCTTAAGACTCATCTACTACTTCTCCTTCGATTATCTCTGGTGTTGATACCTCTGCAGTACCTACACCACTAATGTTGATCTGTATAGCGTTTCTACCATTGTCTTTTACTACGTCCTTCTCAAAAGCACCCACTGGTAGTATACGGTCCATTACAAGTTTCCAAGCAGCAGCCTGATTCTTATGGTCATGGTCCAAAGCAGCATCAAAAATAGTCTCTAGGACCTTACGAGACTTAGGACTAGCCAACATCCTAGCCTTGTACTCATTAATTATCGCTGCGTCACCCTTTGGTCGGCCTACTACACCCTTGTTACCGGGCTTTACAGCGGCTACTTCGGACTTCCGGGGTCTGCCACGACCTCTTTTTTTAACTTCTGTGGTCATGAAAAAAATTATCCCTTAATATGACTATAGTATAACATAAGTTAACACGAAAGTCAAGCCATTTTTAGGTTAATTCCTGGGACTATTGAAACTTGAGTAAAAACAATAGGTTACATTGCTTTTATTTTTACTTAATTTTTCTAATTTTACCTTATTTTGTGCCTAAGTGGCTACAGTAAAAATAATTGCCAACATAAGCCCCTCCCCGGCCCAAGTTATCCACAGGTTTTCCACAGGTTGTGCATAAGCTGTGCATAAGTTGTGCATAAGTTATCCACAGGATATCCACAACCAGAGTTATCCACAGGTTTTCCACAGGGTCAACCTAAGTTATCCACAGGTTTATCCACATGGCCCTGAGACGCCCTCAGAAGCCGCTCACGGGGTTTTAACCTTGGGGTATGCTAGGGCATCAACAAAAGTTTATTCGAGTTTTTGCATATTTGGGGTTGACAAGTGTGTGGACCTATGTTGAACCCTCAGGGCCTTTCATAACGTGTGCACGTGCGAGTAACATAAGACACCAAAAGCAGTCAACAAATAATTAATGTAAATATTCACACAAAATAAATGTTGCACTCAAGTCTTACTGTGGCATTATGAACTCAAGCCAAGGCAATCAAGCCAAGGCCTACAAAAGCCCAAGGAGGGCATCAACATGGAAAACGTAACCACATCAAAAATCCTAGGTCGTTCAGTCATCATCCGCAAGCGTAAGATTCTAAGCAAGCCCTTCAGCTATAACCAAGGCGAGTGCTACCACAATTTGACCGGTGGGCTTTGGTCGCTCTACATTGAGCACAAGAAGGGACGACCAGTGAACGTATCCATCGACGACCGTTAAACGACGGTCAACCCTTGGGCCTCGCTTATGCGGGGCTTTCGGCGTACCAGAAACAAAAGCGAGGTGACAGAATGCGACACATTACACTGACAGGGTACTACGCTGGCGAAACCGTTTGCGGTGCGCCTAAGAACATTGAAGGCGATACATACGCCCACGTTGGGGAGTGGTTAGACAATCCAAAGTGTCGCATTGACCTATGCACAGAATGTGCTAAGGTTTGGGACGATATTTTAGCGGAGTCAGAAAACGATGATTAAACTATCAAAGGCCTCAAAAATGCCGGGCCGCTCATGGTCACTGCAAGCGCTCGACACTTGTCCCGGTTCAAAGAAACCCGACGGGTCACTAGTGGATGCTTGTTCGGGATGCTATGCGACACGGGGAAACTATCGCTATCCCAACGTCAAAGCCCCTAGAGAGCACAATCGTGAGGATTGGAAGCGTTCCGAATGGGTTGACGACATGGTGGCAGAATTAGACAATGATCGGTACTTTCGATGGTTTGACAGTGGTGACGTTTACGACGTTCGGTTGGCTTACAAGATCCTTGAGGTAATGAAGCGCACACCATGGTGCAATCATTGGCTACCGACACGCATGCATAAGTTTTCAAAGTTTGGTTCAGTGTTGGCAGAAATGTCAGCATTGCCGAACGTAGTAGTTCGCCTATCGTCCGACAGCATTACAGGGGACACCGTAAAAGGCCCTCAGACGTCCACCATAGCGACGTTGGATAATGTCCCTAGTGGTGCCCTAGTTTGTGAAGCTTATTCACGAGAGGGCAAATGCGGGCCTTGTAGGGCATGCTGGTCAAAGGATGTCGCACTTGTGTGTTACATTGGGCACGGTAAGAGCATGGAAAAGAAACAGCGAGACATAATAGCGAGGGTGGCGTGATGATAGAACAATGGCAACCATGGTTCGACGTAGTGTTATTGCTTGGGGTTTGTGTTATACTCACGCCCTTATTTATTTACATTGATAAAAAGGAACGGGACAAATGAAAACATTCTACATGTGCCAGATCACCGGCAAGTATTTCGAGGACACCTTGATTGCTAAGACAGCGGTTAGGGTGTCAGATTACCCTAGCGAACCATCATGGGGCATATATAAGACGTACGACGGTGCCGCTATACTATGCGACTGTGACGTGGACCACGCAAAAGGAGAGTTAAACGATGATAGTTGAAATGTTAGACGATAGGACATCTATTGAGGCCTTAGGACTACTACCGCACTTCTTTGAACGATCACTATACATTGAAGGGCAATCCATACAGTCAGTCGCTGACAAGATGGATGACCTATATCATTATGGCGGCTTTGTGTACCCCTTTGAGGGTACTGTAGACGACAAAGGTACTTATATATCGTCCAGTGATGAAGACGACCCCCTTGAGCCTTTGGCACGTATTGATAAACTTGGGTTTACCCTTTGGGTTTATCCTTATGCAATCGTAGGGCTTACCGATAACAAAGGTAATCAAAAGGTAGCGAGGTTTGACTGATGGAGACAAGCGTATTGTTTTTACTTTGGTTTTGCTGTATACTTGGAGCAGTTTGGATTGTAATTAAAGGGGATAACGATGCCTAGGGAATCTTGGGAAATTGCACACGATAACTATTATGATGACCTTGAGGCCGATCATTACGACGGTCTTGATGATTCCGAAGCTTGGAAGGAGGAGGAACAGAAAGTGATAGATGAACTAATACAACGGATGCAGAGGGCTTATGGTGGACTACATTGATATACTGTGCTGGACTGTCGTTTGTGTCTTGGGTATCAAGTTTACTTTTGCTATGGTGGATATACTTTTAAAGAGGAGAAAAAGAAATGACCATTGACGAGTACGCTACTGATAGTGGCGCTTTAGACGACAACTCAGGTCCAACAAAGGACCCCATGGATCAAGCTATGGTTGAACACATAGTAGAATTTGAAACAGAAATGTTTCGTATGGACTGCTTACGCAAATACTCTAGGCTCAACACT